GCATACTTCCCCCAAGTTTTATAGCATTGTTTTTAGACTTTTTCAACAAGATGTACAGAAAATTGGTCTTATTGAATGAGAAGGCTATGGAGGCACTGAAAAAGAACCAATCAATGAAAGACATTGTTAAAATGATCAAAGAGGACTGTAGTTTTGACATGCCATACAGCTTTATGATGGGTATTTTTAATTATCTTTCATCCCTATTGCATTGTGTTAATCAATTGTATTTCATGGAGATTATACACAATAAGAATGATGACCCAGAAGTGATCAAAAGGAAGCTCAATGCAGTTTTCCTGCTCTCAGGCCATTCGGATGACAGTAATGCAGCAGGAAAGATTAGGTCAGAGGAGGGTTTGATAAGAGGATATTTCTTTTGGGAGATTTTTCAGAGGGCCTGCAATCATTTACTTTCCAAGAAAAAGTCAGGAGGTGGAAGCATCTACTTGGAAATGATTTCGATATTATTTTTTGCAGGTAATTTCATGCCTATGTTTTTCAAGCAAAGCAATCACATTGTTTTAGACCCTAGTGACAAGTCTTACTTCGGAGATATGGAGAAATTGGTTTCAAAAGTCATAGAAATGGTCCAATGGCGCTTCTTACCAGCAAGCTTATATTTACATGAAAGTGTTCTCTTCACTCTTGAATAAAGCATACGGTGTCAAATCTAAAGTTGATTCGCATATTGGCCATGGAGGAACACCAGATAGCCATCCAGTTATGTACTTATTACTTGGAAGTGATGCTGATTGTGTCAGATTGCTTTACAAAAACAAAAAATCAGTTTTGGCCAAAGAGTCTAGGTTAAGAGAAAATTTTAGAATTGAAGACTCAGAAAGCTTATTCTGTTACCCTAGAACTGCAGTCCAGTCAAATCTTCGAATTAGTGACTTCTTAACAAATTTGCAAGCGTATGATTCTTTCACTGACTCAGTTAGTGTGAAAAAGCTAAGATTTAACAACACCATTTTAGAGCTGTTAAAATTGGCAAATTTGGCCAAATCTTTTAGTTTTAAAGCAAGCATGTGCCAAGACACTACTGTAAACAGAATGAACAAAATGTTAACACACTCAAGGAGGGGAGTGATTATTTACGAAAATAGTGTTATACATATCAACAGATACCGGGAATTGTTCACGGAATTCTTGGCAGAGAACCCCGAGCCGAGTAAAGACATGTTAGATGTTTCTGAAGCTTTTAAGAACAGGTATTCATCCATATTTAAATTCATGTCCCTGATAGATCACGAAATAGAGATCAAATGGCAAGCACACAAGATAAAACCTAAACCGGCCAAATTTAGACTCATGGTGAGCAGTGCAGGTGTAAGGACATCATTGTCAGCAGACCTCATAGCTTGCTATTATTTGGAACCTTTGATAGCAATTAAATCCAAGAATGCTTTTAGGTTGAAAGGTGAGCTTGAAAGGGTTTCAGAAATACTCAGCAGAATGAAGGTCCCTAGAGACGTAGAAAAGTACGAGTTGATAAAACAGTACGCATCTTGCTACACAAACGAAGGCATTAAAGAAATATCAGGTTATACAGTTATAGGAGGTGGAACACACAGAATAGATGATTATGGCAAGTTGATGGAGAATCTGAG